GCGATGTTCGTCAGAATATCGTGGACTACCTTCGCACCGGCAAGGCGGCCCTTCGGGAGACCGTGAACGAGAAGCTGGCCGAGTTCGGCAAGTCGCTCAACCTGAGCGTGGCCGAAGAGGGTGGCATCTTCTACAGCGTGACGCACGACACGGACATCATGCCGCTCGTGCAGGAAGCCTCCCCCATGCGCGGGCTTGCCCGGGTGATCAACATCTCCGGCAGCGAGTACAGCGGTCTGATGCAGACCAGCGAACTCGAAAGCGGCTGGGTGGGTGAACAGGAAGATCGCGACGATACCGACGCGCCGACCTACGCCGAGACGCGTATTCCGGTGCACGAGCTCTACGCGATGCCCATGGCCACCACGAAGATGCTCGAAGACTCCGAGTACGACATCGAGTCCGACCTGAACCGCCAGTTTGCCGAGGCATTCGCCAAAGCCGAAAACGCCAAGTTCGTTTCCGGCAACGGTACGAAGTGTCCTCGCGGCCTGCTGACCTACCCGACCAGCACCACGCCGACCGGGCGCCAGGTGCTGTACGTGGCCACGGGCGGCTCTGGCGACTGGGCGGGCACGGATCCCCACCTGAAGCTGCTCGGTGCGCCTGAACTGCTGAAAGCGCAGTACCGCGCCAACGGCAAGTGGATGATGAGCCGGGCCCGCAAGGCCGAGGTGATGAAGTTCGTGGATGGGAACAAGCTCCCGATCTGGCAGCCCAGCTTCCAGGCCGGTACGCCTTCCACCATCGGCGGATTCCCCGTGGTGGACAACGAGGACATGCCCGCGAAGGCGGCCAACTCGCTGTCCGTTGCGTTCGGCGACTTCAACCGCGCCTACAAGATCATCGCCCGTCGTGGCCTGGTCGTGTTGCGCGACCCGCTCACAAAGAAGGGCTGGGTGAAGTTCTACGCGACGATGCGCGTGGGCGGTGACGTGGCGGATACCGACGCTTACCTGGCGTTCAAGTTCGCCTCCAGCTAATCCAAACAATTGAATGCGATGGGGGGCATGAGTGCCCCCCATCGATAACCTGAACATCAATCAGGCGGTAGTGCCTGGGAGAAGATACTATGAAAGACATGGACTCCAATACCGTGGTTGTCGAGGGGGTGAACCCCATCGTCATGACGGTTGCGGTCGGTGCAAAAGACACCGGCAACATTGACATGCAGGGATTCCAGGGCGCGCTCCTGGTGGTCCACGTGGGCGCGAAGCACGCGAGCGATACCCTGAGCGCCACGAACAAGATCACGATCCTGTTTCAGGATGCCGACGACGACGGCACCGGTTCGGCTGGCACCTATGCCAACGTGGACACGGTGGACGTGGTTGGCGCAACGCCCGCCAGTGGCGTGGTGCTCACCATCGACGACGCGGCTAAGTGCTCCATGGTGCATCAGCTTGGCTATGTGGGTGACAAGCGCTTTATCAAGGCGACTGCCACCCCCGCGGGCACCATTGCCAACGGCGTACCCATCGCGATTGAGATCGTGAAGGGGTACCCCGACTACGTGCCTGCTTCCTGATCTCTTTCCTTCCGCTGGCCTGTCGCCATGTGGGGTTGTGCCGGGCTGGTGGCGGGTTCTCGGACCCGCCACCACCTGGCGCTGAATAGCAACGGAGTTTTTGTACATGAGCACGTATCTGGTCCGACAGACTTTCAAGGGCGCCATCAACGGCATCCACGTTCGCGAGTACATCATGGGCGAGCGTGCGGTTATTGATGATCCTGAGCTTGTCCGTGTGGCACTGGAGAACGGCTACATCGAACCCATTGGGGCCCCTGCGCCACGCAAGGCACGGACGGCGGCCCCCAACACCAAGGGCATTGCATGAGCCTGGTGCAGACCATAGCGCCCGCGAGCGAGCCGATCACCCTGACAGAGGCTAAGGCCCACCTGCGCGTGGAGACGGACTTCACCGAGGACGATACGATCATTGGCACCTTCATCAGCGCGGCCCGTGAATCCTGCGAGGCGCGGACGGGTCGGCAGTTGGTGACGGCTACCTACGCGCTGCGCCTGGGCGGTTTCCCCTGTGGTGACAGCATCGAGCTTCCAAAGCCCCCGCTGGTTTCTGTTTCGAGCATCACCTATGTGGACACGGACGGCACCACGCAGACTTTGAGCACGGACGTGTACGAGGTGGACCCCTACACGACGCCGGGCCGGGTGGTGCTGAAGTATGCCCAGGTCTGGCCCGCCACACGGAGCCAGCGCAACGCTGTGACCATCACCTTTGTCGCGGGATACGAACCGACCGAAGAAGACGTGAGCACGGTGCCAACGCTGCTGCGCCAGGGAATGCTCATGCGTATTGCGCACTGGTACGAGAACCGCGAAGAGACCGCGCCTGTAAACCTGCTTTCCGTGCCTTCCGGTGCGGACTACTGCGACCGGCTGTATCGATTCAGCGGCGCACTCGACATTGACGAAGAGGGCCTGAACGAATGAGGGCTGGCCGACTCAAGGACCGCATTGCCCTGCAATCCCGCGCCACCACGGTAGGCGCGAGCGGGACGCCCACGGGCGGGTGGAGTCAGGTGATCAGCATTCGTGCCAGCGTGGAGGTGATGGAGGCCAAGGAGGGCTACGAGGGCGCGCAGAACACGGCACGCCTGACCCACGAGGTCGTGATTCGTTATCGATCCACGGTGGAGTCTGGAATGCGCGTGGTTTGGGAAGGGCGCGTGCTGGAGATTCACGGGGTGATCCCCGATGCCAAGCGCACGATGCTGAAATTGCAATGTGAGGAGCGGGCCTGATGCGCGTGAAACTCACCGGAGACGACGAAGTGATGGGGCGGTTGCAGGCTTTGGACAAGGCAGGGACCCGCATCATGCGTCGTGCGATCAAGATGGCGGTGCAGCCGGTGGTGACTGATGCCAAGAACCGGATCCGGCCCTTCTCCCACACGATTGCCGACGCGATCAGCTTCGAGCAGAAGGTGAAGAACAAAGGGCAATACCACTACGTCCGCATTGGCGCGATCACCGACGAAAGCGCGAAGACGGTTAAAGCGAAATTGAACCCCCTGACCGGCCGCGTGAAAGCACGGTGGCACAATCCGGCGAAGACGGCGCACCTGCTTGAGCTTGGTACCAAGCCACACCGGATTGTCCAGGGCAAGAACCTTGTGATTCAGCACCCTGGCGCACGACCGCACCCAGGGCTGATTCCGGCGCTCGAAGAAAACGCCGCACTGGTGGAAGCGATATTTACGCGGGAAGCCTGGAAAGGCATCGAGCGCGAACTGAAAAAGCGGGCGCGCCGTGCCGCGAAGATCCAGAAACAGGCGGCCGCGCTGCTGGAACAGGGGGCGCCCACATGAGCCTGCTGCGCCCTGAGACCGCATTGCGCGCTGTGCTGCTGGACGATGTGGCCGTGGCTGCGATTATCGGCGCACGGCTTACCCGTGGCGCGGCACCGCAGCCCTACACCTTTCCCCTGGGTATTTTCTTCCGCAGCAAGACGACGCCTCATCACCACCTGGGCGGGCCTTCCGGCCTTCGCGAGGTAGAGGTTGAATTTCAGTGGTACTCCACGGACTTCGACGAAGTAGCCGCTGTGGTGGAAGTGGCCGAGGCTGCACTGGACGGCTTTGCGGGCGCGGTGACGGTGGACGGTGACGCGGTGACGCTCGACACGGTGTATCTCGTGGACGAGCGGGACGGCGATGTACGAATTGACGACGGCTCAGGAGAGCCCTTGTATTGCATACAACAAACCTTTAAAGCCGCTTATCAGACGGTAGAGGAGTAGAGCAATGGCCATTACCGCCAAGACCGGAACGGGGACCACCGTCACATTCTCCGGTGGATTCACCTGCAAGATTATCAACGTTGATCCCTTCGCGATTGCGCTCGAAAGCATCGACGCGAACAACATGAGCAGTGTTGACTGGATGCAGAAGCTCCCGGCCGACCTTGCCGACCTGGGCGAGATGAGCATGGAGATCGAATACGACCCCACTGCCGAGCCTCCCATCGGCACCGTGGAGACGATCACGATTGACCCGAAGGCCCTGGGCACCGGGAAGAAGATCGTCGGGTCCGGCTTCATCTCCGGCTACACCGCGAGCATCCCGGTGAACGGGAAGATGACCGCGACGATCACGGTCACCTGGGACGGCACCGCGTTTGAAATCGCAGCAGCTTAATTAGACAGGACGGCACAACCATGGGTGTATTGAACAAGACGGGAATTCAGCGGGCGGCTGGCCTGCGACGGACCAAAGAGATCGAGGTGGCACCGTGGGA